GACCTGAAGAACTCATTATTGTGAAGATCACCAAACGGGAGGCCGTATTGTTGACGAAACTCAGGCGGTATAACTTCGGGAAATTCACCATAGACAAGGCGAACGGCATGATCATGCGTCTTGTCGTCAACGAATCCCAGCTTATCGAGGAAAGCGGTGATGCCGATTTATCCTGACATGCTATAATAAACATATGAAACAACTCCGGTATAAACGGACACGCGGAATGATCAAGGTCCTCAAGGTCATGGAGTATCATAAGATACCGGTGTGCCTCCGGATGATAGGCGGAGAGGTGTTCATGTACGATTTCATGCATAAGAACCAGTTTTTTTCCTCGTATTTGGTGATAAGACCGGCAAAGGGAAAGGAAAAACTTTCCGATACCGAGATTGTATCGTCCATGCATCTTATCGATGCCGGGGCAAAAGCTACCATCGATATGCTATTAGGTGTACAATTGTCTAAGGAGGACACGAAAAAGGCCAAGATGGTCTTAGGTGTCAATTGATATGGCGGAAGAAAAGAAACAACCCGGATATGATGATCCGAAAACAGATTATTCGAGTTTAGAGCGTCAGGTTCAGGCGGAATACACGCTCGGATTCAACTACACCAAATCGAAACGGGACGAACAGCTCGTCCGATTGAAACTCTACAACAACCAGCGCCGGGATAAGGATGCGGCGGGGGACACGACACTCTTCACGATATTCCAGACGGTACTTGCTTCCCTCTATATAGACCGTCTTACGACAGAATGGAGCGGACGGGAACAGGGGGATGAGGAGACGGCGGAGAATCTCAATGCCCTTGCGAAATATGACTATGAGGAGATGGCGAAGGATGAACTGGATTATGAGTGGGACTGGGATACGGCGTTCTTTGGCAGGGGACTGTGCATGATGAGCGAGTATATACGGGATCCGGAGAAGGGAATCTTCATTCCGGCTCCTGACGTATGGGATCCGATGACGTTCCTCCGGGATCCGCGTGCCACATCAGTCAACGGAAACAGGTTGTTGGGATATAATGCCGCCCGGTTTTTCGGCAGGGAAGTCTGCATGAGTAAGAAGGACATGGAGGACAACCCGAATTTCTTCAAGGATATCGACTGGACGACAATGAAATACGGAGTCAGTACGCAGTCGTTGGTGGATGCTGCGGTACAGGCACGTGCGGATGCACAGAACCTTACCGACCAGTCACGGATGACGAAAGAGGCGCTGTTGGGTGACAATGCGGAGTATTGCCTGACGGATTGGTTTACCAACTGGAATGGACATAAGGTACGGGTATGGCTCGCAAACGACCGGACGAAAGTCGTCGGGTATAAGGAACTCCCCGACAGACCGTGGCCTCTCATCGACCGTTCCCTCTATCCTACAGCCCATGATTGGGACGGAACCAGTATCCCTGATCTATTGGAAGATAAACAACGGCTTCGGGCCGTAGCGCAGAATCTCGGCATCAAGGCGATGACGGCGGATCTGTACCCGATGTATATCTATGACCAAAACAAAATCAAAAACAAACATGACCTCGACTTCGCGTTCAACAAATTCATCCCGTCGGATGGTGCTGCCGGAGATGCCGTCCTACCGCTACGCAAGTCCTTTCCTAACCTCAATCTACTCGACTTTATTTATCAGTCTCTTGATGCGAGTGCTCAGAAGGCGACCGCAACCAGTGACATCCAGCAAGGGGCGATGGCGTCGCAACAGCGGACACTCGGGGAACTCAACCTTGTTGCACAAAAGACGGAAACCCGGTATGGTCTCTCGGCAAAAGTGTTCGGGTGGAGCGAGAAACGCTTTTGGCAACAGTGGTATCAGATGTACAAAGACAACTTTGCTGACAAGATTGACGAAAAGGTTATTAGAGTGGTAGGAGCATTTGGAGCAAAGTGGCGCCCTCTTCAGAAGAAGGATATCGTCACGAAACGCCTTGATCCGGATGTAACCATCGAATCCCAGCAAGTTACCCGTGCGCATCAGATGGAAGAACGTCAGGCGGTGGGGACGATGTTGTCCCTTATCATGCAGGATCCGACGGCAAATATACGCTATGCACAGAAGCGCATGGCAAAGACCTATGGGATGGAGAAGGATGAAGTGGAACGGTTGCTCCCACCGACGATCGATGAGTATGTCGCCGAGGATGAGAATGAGAACCTTTCGAAGAACAAATTCGTACAGGTACGGGGAGAGGATAACCATAATACCCACCTTGAGATACACGCAAAAGCGGGAGAAACCAAATCGAAACAGGCGCATGTCGCAACCCATAAGAAGGCGCTTGTCATGCAGAAGAAGAATCCGGAACTCTTCCCGGTGCAACAGCAACAGAAAGAGGAACAGATGATGCAGCAACAGGGCGCCGAGGGCGGAAGCGCTCCGAAACCGAGTCTTGGCGTTGCCACTCCGGGAGCCGGAAGCGCATTCACGGCGAATCCCATATCACAATCTTCAACCGGCGGACAACCGGGGATGATCGGAAAATAACATGAAAGATACGTTATTCGATACCAAAGAAAAGCGGGAGTCAGCGGTCGCAAATCTTATCCAGCTTCAGAATACGGCCGGTTGGGATATCATCCGGCAGGTGCTTCAGGCGAATATCGATGTGGTAAAGGATTTACTTCTTCACGGGACAGGTGAGGAGGATATGATGACGATCAAAACGTACAGGGAACGCCTTGCGTCGTATGAGAATCTCCTCCGGACACCGGAAAAATTGATTGAACAGCTCCGTGGCTCTGAAACTGCCGAATTGACGGTCGATCCGTTTATGACGGTAGGACAACTTGAGATGTTACGGAAGAAAAAGACTTGACAAGCGCTTAATAGTGACGTACTATAGATATACGGAAAAACCGATACCTTATGATTGACGATACCACAGATACAAAAGTCGAAACACCTCCTGCTGAAGAGACTCCTGCGACACCAGCCGCATCAGACGCACCTCCTGAAGATAAACCGATAGAACCGGTCGTCCGTATGGTGACGGAAGAGGTTACGGAAGATACTCCGAAGGATGAATCTGATGCTGAAGTGGATCCTGAAGATGATAAGGTCATCAACCGGCTCGTAGATAAGCGTCTTAACCCGGTGACAAAACGTATCGAAGAGCAATCAAATATGATAGAAGTGACCGGATTTATCACTATAAACCCGGATTATGCGAAATACAAGGAATCCATCATCAAGCACATGAACCATCCGGCATATAAGAATATTCCGGTCGATAGGATAGCAAAAATGGTTGCCGGTGATGATTTGATTAAGATCGGTGCAGCCCGGGAACGGGAAGCACAGGCGAAAGCGGCGGCGACACGGACCGGTGGTACAGCTCCACGGATTACTCCGACAGGAAAAGATTGGCATACGGCGACAAAAGAAGATTATAATGCACAACGCGCGGCAGTATTGGGACAAGGGAGGTAATATGGACGAAGAAAAGACAGTAAAACAACTTCAACAGGAATTACGGGACAAGGGAGTGTTGAATGCTGAATTATTCACATCAAAAGCACAGATCCGGACCGTTTTGGATATGCAGGGGACACCGGCTCCGAAAACCGATGAACCGGTCGCAACCATCGATCCACCGACAAATCCCGTTGAGGAACGGAATGTAGAGCGAAAGTGGCAGAAAAAGGCCGACCATATGCGAATAAAACTGGAACATCAGTCGAAAGTCCGTATTTTGGTTCCTCTTGAACCAAATGAGAAACAGGGAGTCGTCGAATGGAGAAAAAACCCAAAAACAGGGAAGGATGAACAAGTTATTCTTTCCGGGGATATACAACCAGTAACACTCAACGGCTATGTATATTATGTTCCGAAGGGAATCTATGTAGAAGTACCGGAACAAGTCGCAGATACTATCACTGAAAAGTTCAATCAGACCGCTGAAGCGGGACAAAGCGCCCGTCTTGACCGCCTCGATCCGACAACCGGCAGACCGGTAGCCGAACAGCTGTAATTTGACAAGTATTGAAATATAGGTATATACTTGTATCAGCTAACAGAAAACCTGACGCTATGCCGCAAGGCTGGCGCCTTTTTTTTATAACGATAGTGGAGGGTTTAGTTAGTATATACGGAGGTATATATGTCTGAATATGGAACAGCACCGACTCTTACGACACGCGCAAGCGAAGTTGTAGCAGAGGTAAACAATTTTTATGACAGGACCTTACTTGAAAAAGCGGTTCCTGCGTTTTTGTATAACCGGTTCGCTCAGGTACGGGATATCCCAGCCAACAGCGGAACGAATGTAATCAAATTCCGAAAATACGGTTTGTTAGCGGCTAACACTACGCCTCTTACCGAAGGGGTAACTCCTGCTGGTAAGGCACTTGCTGTAACCGACATAACCGCCACGGTCTTGAGATATGGTGATTATGTAACGCTGACAGACAAGGTTGTAACAGAAACCTATGATCCGATTCTGACGGAAACGGCAGATATACTCGGAGAACAGGCGGGAGACACAATCGATGAACTCTGCCGGGATATTGTCTGTGCCACAAGCACGAAACAATACGCCGGAGCAGCCACTCAGACAACTGAGGTTGATACGAATATGTTACTGAACAGAGACGAAATCAAAGAGGCAGTCCGGACATTAAAGACTGCAAACGCAAAACCGATGACGTCCATGATTGATGCCTCAACAGGTTTCAATACGCAGCCATTAAACCGCTGCTTCATAGGTATTGTGCATCCTAGCACAGCCTTTGATTTGGACGACGCATCAGGCTGGATTCCAGTACAGAACTACCCGAACAAGGGCGATGTCATGGAGAATGAAATCGGCTCTTGCGCAGGGGTACGGTTCCTTGAGTCTACCAACGCAAAAGTCAGAGCGTCAGGTGGGGCAAACGGAATCAACGTGTATTCAACATTGATCATAGCGCAGAACGCATATGCACAGACACGTATATCAGGACAAACCCTGAAGAACATCGTGAAACCACTTGGAAGTGCGGGGACAGCAGATCCGCTTGACCAAAGAACAACTTCCGGATGGAAGCTGTCATAT